GTTTCCCCATCGTAAATCCCTGTTTTCATAAATATTTTTAGATAAATTTGGATTGCGAGGGGAAAACAAGATGCCTTTAAATTTAGCATCTCCTGGAATTCTGGTAAGGGAAGTTGACTTAACAATTGGTAGAGTCGATACAACTACCGATAAAATTGGAGGTATCGCTGGAGCTTTTGAAAAAGGTCCAATAGATGTTCCAACCACAATTACCAGCGAGAACGAATTAGTAAATACATTTGGGCAACCACATACTGTGGATAAGCAGTTTGAAGAATGGTACGTTGCTTCTTCATATCTTGCTTATGGAGGACAGTTGAGTGTTATTAGAGCTGATGATACAAATATAAAGAATGGTAGAGTAGGTTCAGGTTCTAGTGATGTTAAAATCAAAAGTGAGGAGCATTATGAAGCTCTTGGATATGATAAATCTGTAATATCAGGTACTACTGTAGTTGCTAAGAACCCAGGAACTTGGTCAAATGATTTGAGAGTTGCCATGATAGATGGTGCCGCAGATCAAATACTTTCTGCTACTGGTATAGGATCTACTGTAATGATCGGTGCTGGAGTAACACAATCACTTACTATTACAGACGTAGGTGTTGGTATTACTACATCTAAGACAGATATGCTTCAAGGTATAGTTACTGGTATTAACACAACCGATAATAAAATTTCAGTAAAGGTTATTGGTTTTGGAACTACAGGTGATCCTTCTGTAGAATATAATAGTAACTACAAATTTGGGAATGGAGTGATTGGTATTACTTCTGCTGTTGGTGGTGTTTCTATAGGTACCTTCACAGTATCTTCAGAAACAGATTGGTGGGATCAGCAAGTACTTACTGTTGGAACAGGAAGTACTATCAATTGGAGTACTATTGCTGATAAACCAGGTACATCACCATTTGCTGCAGCAAGAGGTTCTAAGAATGATGAAGTTCATGTAGTTGTAATTGATGGTAAAGGATCAATTACAGGTAATGCAGGAACTATTCTTGAGAAAAATTTAAATTTATCTAAAGGAACTGATGCAGAATTTTCTGTTGGTTCTCCTTCTTATTGGAGAGGATTTTTACAAAAAAATTCAGCATACATCTTTGGTGGAAGTGGAGATGACATTGATACCATAAAAAGTGGTGTTCATACTATAGGTGAGTTTAATAATACAGATGCTCCTTGGGATACAAAAACTGATGGTAAAACATTCAATTTTTGTGGAGCAAAAGATTTAGTATTAGCTGATGGTAAAAATTATGGTGGAAAGACAAATTTAACTGATGTAGGAGCACTTGATTGTGGTTTGGGTGATTTATCAGATTCATATGGTAAATTTGAAAATGATACAACAGTAGATGTTGATTTTCTCTTAATGGGAACTGGAAAGCATACTAAGTATGAGACTGCTGCATTGGCAAATAAACTAATTTCAGTTGCTGAATTAAGAAAGGATGCTGTTGCATTTATTTCTCCTTATAGAGCATCAATGATAAGTGACACAACTATTCAAACAGCTGCTACTCTGGTAAAAGATGCTACGATTACATCTAATCTCACCGAGTACTATAGTACAATAACATCTTCATCTTATGCTGTATTTGATAGTGGATATAAGTACATGTATGATAGATTTAATGATAAATTCCGTTGGGTTCCTTTAAATGGTGATATTGCAGGAACTTGTGCAAGAACTGATATTAATGATTTCCCATGGTTCTCACCAGCAGGAACAGATAGAGGAACAATTTTAAATGCAGTTAAGTTGGCATACAATCCAACCAAATTGCAAAGAGATGCACTTTATTCTGCTAGAATAAATCCTGTAATTCATTCACCTGGAGCAGGAATTGTTCTATTTGGTGATAAGACTGGATTCGCAAAGGCATCAGCATTTGATAGAATCAACGTTAGAAGATTGTTTATCTACCTTGAGGATGCAATATCTGCTGCTGCAAAGGATCAGTTATTCGAATTCAACGATGAGATTACTAGGTCGAATTTCGTTAATATCGTTGAACCATTCCTACGTGACGTTCAGGCTAAGCGAGGAATTCAGGATTATGTTGTTATTTGTGATGAAACAAATAACACTGCTGCGGTTATTGACTCGAATGAGTTTATTGCTGATATATACATTAAGCCTGCAAGATCAATTAACTTCATTGGTCTAACATTTATTGCCACAAGAACTGGCGTTTCATTTGAAGAAGTAATCGGTTCAGTTTAAATTAATTTAGAGGTTTACAATTATGCCCTCCCGCAAACAAGTTAACACTATTCCTTTAAGGAAAATTAGTGATTTTAAGAGCAGATTATCTGGTGGTGGTGCTAGGCCGAATCTCTTTGAGGTTGAGTTAGCATTCCCAGATTCTGTTGCAATATCTAATGATGTGCTGCAAAAATCAAGATTTCTTATAAAAGCTGCAGCATTACCATCTTCAAATATTGCTCCTGTAGATATACCTTTCAGGGGTCGTATTTTAAAAGTTGCTGGTGATAGAACATTCGAAACATGGACAATTACAGTTATCAACGATGTTGATTTTGTAATCCGTTCTGCCTTTGAAAAATGGATGAATTCTATTAATAAGTTAGATGATGCATCAGGAATTACTGACCCAGAGCAATATCAAAAAGATGCTATGGTTCATCAATTAGACCGTGATGGTGGAATTCTCAGATCTTATAAATTCTGGGACATTTATCCTACTTCAGTTTCAACAATAGACTTAAGTTATGAGACTACTGATACTATTGAAGAGTTTACTGTAGAAATGCAGGTTCATTGGTGGGAAGCATTTAAAGGTACTGCTGCAAATGCTGGTGGTGAAGATATCCGCTAAATAGTGCTATAATAACAGGACAATCCAAATTATAATATGGCAAGACTTTTTGGTTTCTCAATTGAGGATAAGGAAAAACAATCAAAATCTATAGTATCACCCGTTCCTCAAACTAATGAGGACGGGTCTGAGTTTTATATTTCTAGTGGTTTTTATGGCCAATATGTAGATATTGAAGGTGTTTATAAAAACGAATTTGATTTAATACGAAGATATAGAGAGATGGCACTTCATCCCGAAGCGGATAGTGCTATTGAAGATATTGTTAATGAAGCAATTGTTAGTGATTTATATGATTCACCAGTAGAAATAGAACTTTCCAATTTAAATGCTAGTGATAAACTAAAGAAAATAATTAGGGATGAATTTAAAAATATCAAAGAGATATTAGATTTTGATAGAAAGGCACATGAAATTTTTAGAAATTGGTATATAGATGGTAAGTTATGTTATTTGAAAGTTATTGATCAGAAAAAACCACAAGAAGGTATTCAAGATTTAAGATATATTGATTCGTTAAAAATAAGATTTATTAGGCAAGAAAAGAAAAAACAAAGAAATGATTATATCACTGCTGTAGGAAGTCGTGGGGATGATGCAAAAGTTGTAAATCCTGAAATAGATGAATATTTTATGTATACCCCTCAACCCAATTATCCAACAAACACTTTAACAGGTGGTGGTGGAACTAAGGGGATTAGAATTGCAAAAGATGCAATTACTTATTGTACATCTGGATTAGTTGATAGAAATAAAGGAAATATTCTTTCATATCTTCACAAAGCAATTAAAGGTCTCAATCAACTTAGAATGATTGAGGATTCATTAGTCATCTATCGCATGTCTCGTGCACCAGAAAGAAGAATATTTTATATTGATGTTGGTAATTTACCAAAAGTTAAGGCAGAACAATACCTTAAAGAGGTAATGTATCGTTATAGAAATAAACTTGTCTATAATGCTGCTACTGGTGAAGTTAGAGATGATCGTAAGTTCATGTCTATGATGGAAGATTTCTGGTTACCACGTAGAGAAGGTGGTAGAGGAACTGAAATTACAACACTTCCAGGTGGACAAAATCTTGGAGAACTTTCTGATATTGAGTACTTTCAGAAGAAACTTTATAGAGCACTTGGTGTTCCAGAATCTAGAATTGCTAATGATGGTGGTTTTAACTTGGGTCGTTCATCTGAAATACTTAGAGATGAACTTAAATTTTCTAAGTTTGTAGGACGTTTGAGAAAGAGATTTGCTCAAATGTTTAATGATATGCTTAAGACACAATTGATTCTTAAGAATATTGTTAGTCCTGAAGATTGGGAGTCTATTAGAGAACATATTCAATATGATTTCATATACGATAATCAATTTGCAGAATTAAAAGAAAGTGAATTAATGAATGAGAGATTAGCAACTCTTGCTACGGTTGAACCTTACATAGGAAGATATTATTCTAATGAGTGGGTTCGTAGAAAAATTCTCAGACAAACTGATTCAGAAATGATTGAAATGGATGAACAAATTGAAAAGGAAATTGAAGATGGAACTATTCCAGACCCATCTATGATTGATCCAATTACAGGTGAACCATTAGCACCAGGAACAGAAGAAGATGTTATAGGAATGGATGCACCACCTTTAGATAGTGGTATTACTAATGGACAAATGAGTAAGGATAATAAAATTGCCGAAATTTAATGAAAGTACTATCTCAAGAAACTAATTTACAATCAGATATTACTGTAGATAATGCTACGGTTGTACGTACTTATAATAATTCAGAGAGTGGTACAACAGTAATTAAAAAAGATTCTGGTGGATCTACTGTTGGTAGTTTAACAATTCCCCCTAAAAAAGTTACATATTTAGAGAAGAAATATAATGATACCTTAATAGCAGATTCAACTGTAAAAGCATCTAAAATTGCTTATAGTCCTGTAATGGAATATGCTAGTTGGTCTGGAGGTGGTGCACCATCATATCATACAGTAACTGATGTTAATAGATGGTATTTTTTAACAGATAGTTCAAACGTTGATGGTGTCTTTAGTAAAAATCTTTCCAATGTTCCTACAGTACCAGTATCTGGTAAGAGATTTTATTTTATAAGTCTTACTTATAGATTAGTTGGTGGTCAACCTGAAAGTTATGATAATGCTGAAAATTGGTTTAAACCAAGTAATCAAGGTGGAGTTGCTACTGTTACTTTGAATGGACACACACCAACATATCACTCAGTTTCCAAATCTAAATATAATCAGACATGTTTTTATTATGGTCAAAATGATTTAAACAGTTCTGGATCACCTGCTAATGTAACTTTTGCTTTTAGTAATACTAGTACTGATACAACAAATGGTAATAGTAATCCACAAGGTGGATACCAATATGTAATTTGGGTATTTGATTATGTAGAATCTGTTGCCGTTAGTTCGGCATCAGTTTTTAATAGCGACACTGAAGGAAGTCCAACTACACAAGGACCTTTTAACGTGGCAGCAGCAGGAGCTGGTACTGGTTGGACAGCAGCTGCTAAATTTGTAAATGGTGTGGCAAGTAATCCAAATAATAATATAAATCCATCATGGACAAAAGGTACTGGAGAAACTGATACAACATATACAACCGTCCAAGAAGGTGATAATGGAACAAATGAAGTAGCTGAAACTAGTTATTCATTCTTTCAAACCAATGCACCAACAAATATAACAGGAACAATGGGATTTGATTCTAGCCCTGGAAATGGTTTTGATGGTTTAGGAGCAATGGCAGCAATTGTTAGATTTAAACCAGCACAACAATAACATTTTAAAGATATGGCATTCGAAAACAGAAAGTATTTAATTCTTCCCAAAAGTGAAGTAACAAAAGAGGATGATGTTATTTCACCAACTCTTAATGTTGTTAGGTATGGTAGAGGAAATGATGCTCCTACAGTTATAGTGAATAGTAAGATAGAAGTAACAGGTGGAACTGGCGATATTACTGATCATACATCATGGTCTTCCTTTAAACAATCATTACTTTATAGTGTAGATGGTACAAAGACATTTATAAAATGGGATGGTACCAATCCATCATATATTTCTAGTATATCTGGAACGGAAGGACCATATAGTCATACCGAAATGACTACCATTTTATCTGGTTCAGATTGGAATATATCATTATAAACAAAGGATGAAAGTATTATCACAACAAAACGCGTTTATAGGAATTGGGGTTACTCAAACACATGTTGATAATGCAACTGTAGTCAGACTTTATAATAGTGCAGCAACTACTAAAACTGTAAATGTACTAGAGTATGTGTATCCTTATTACGATGTTATTGGTAGTATATCGATTCATGCTGAACAGGTAATATATGTTGAGAAAAAATCAGAACAATATTTGGCAGGAGATAGTGAAATTTATTATAGTAAAATTGCTTATAGTCCTATGATGGAATATGCTAGTTGGCTTGAAGGTGGTGGTAGTGGACCTGGTGGTGGTGGCTCAATAGTTACAAATGGTCTAATAATGCATATGGATCCTGGTGATACAAATAGTTATAGTGGTAGTGGTACAACTTGGTATGATTTAACAAGTAATGGCAATGATTGGACTATAAATGGTACTGGTGTTACTCATGGAAATGATACTATTGCAACATCAACAAAAGTCTTTACCGTAAATTGGTCTGGTACTAGTGATTATTTGGTGATGAATGCAGATATAAGTACTAATATCACAAATGCAGATCACACTATTATGGTTGCCAGTAGATATACAAGCACTATTAATCAGAGAAGAGAAAGAATTTTACAAAATTATCAACAAAGTCCAAATTGGTTTTTAGGAAATCATACAGGAGATAGTGGTAGTCATTACGCAGGAGGTTATGTTAGTTCTTCCAATGGACATGGAGAAGATAATACTTCGGGTAGTACTGCTTGGGCAATCTATACAGGTTCTAGAGATCATTCAGCTGATGAAGCAGACTTCTGGGTTAATGGTACAAAATATGTTGATAATTCTAGTTCAGGGTCAACAGGTCCAGAACGTTTGGCTGTAGGTGGTGGTTATGGTTATGATCCTGAAACTCATTCTGCTGTTGGAGTTATACTTATCTACGATAGAGTACTTACAGATTCAGAAGTAACGCAAAACTATGAGGCACTTAAATCAAGATATGGATTAACTTATTAAAATGAAAGTATTAACTGCTGAAACAGATACTAAAAAGGTAGTAATATAAATAAAGTATAATAATATAATAATAAAATGGATGAAATTATCGATTTGATAGCAACTGATTCTGCTGCATCAGAAGTAACAAGTAAAATTAAAGATGTTTTATTTGCCAAATCTGCTAAGAGAATAGAGTCTCAAAGACCAGATATTGCTAAATCTATGTTTGATGAACCCGAACAAGAAGTGACAACTGAACCAGAGCAAACAGAGGAGGAATAATGTCTCACAGAACATTAGTTTTAGGAGCAGAAGCAGCACTACCAACAACAACAGGAACGGCAACAAGTTTTACTGAAGCATCCGTTGTTCGTCTTATTAATAATGATACTAGTGCTCATCTTGTAACTGTTGTTGAAACTCAAAGTGGAAGCACTGTTGGTTCTTTTACAATGCCAGGTGGTTCTGTTGAATTTTTGGAAAAGCAA